CAACAATAAGTTTGACGCGACCTGCGAACGCGTCGGCATTGGCGGCCTGCCTGGCGTTGCCAACGGCGCTGCCGATGTGCGGCTTGGGCGAGCCTAAGCGCACGCCACGCAGGCGGGCAGCATGCAAGGCGGCTTTGGTGCGGCGTGAGATCTCTTCGCGCTCATGCTGCGCCACCACTGCACGGACGCCGAACTCTAGTGTGCCTGCGTTCGGCATGTCTGCCGCCACGATATCGACACCGGCCTTGCGCAATTGCAGCAGGAACGCGGCATCGCGGGAGAGCCGGTCGATCTTGGCGATCAGGATGCTTGCGCCGATGCGGCGGCAGTGTTCCAGTGCGGCCGCAAGCTGCGGCCTGTCGTCGTGCTTGCCTGACTCGACCTCTGTGTAGTCCGCGACGATGTCGCCGGCATAGGCCGCAACAAGGTTGCGCTGGGCCTCCAAGCCAAGGCCAGAGCGGCCCTGCTTGTCGGTACTGACGCGATAGTATGCTACGTATTTCATTGTGTCCCTCAGCTGGGCAAGATTAACAGGATTGTGATTGCAAATGCGGCGGCCGCAAGAAATGCAGCGAATAGAAAGTTGTCGTCATCCATTGTCTGTCTCCATATAAGATTCTACGAACGCTTGCGCGACCGGAGCAACGATTGCATTGCCGTAACCGCGCAGTCGTCCCACGCGTGCGGGAGACCCATGAGCCAGCGGGAATGTGCCGGGTTCAACTGGCCGCCACTTTCCATCTGTGCAGTAGAGCCAATCAGCATCTCCCCAGTGGCCGTTAGTCGGGCTTGGCCATGCGGCGTTGTCTGATATCCCATCGCTGCACAGAGTGCTGCGTCCACTGTTATCTGGGCCGCCTCGTTCAGATACATCGGCGTCGTGTTCTGATTGGCGTTGCGCTTCCGAAATTCCGCACGTTTCTGCAACGTCTCCGGTCCCGCATTCCGCTCCAGAGCGGTCGGCGTCGGCCAGCCTGCTAGCATCACAAAATCCATCAAGTCGTTCGACCGATCTGGATTGACTGCTCTCTTCGCTTGACCCCCTCCCGTTCCGTCTGAGGATTGAGGCGTCGGCCAGCCAGTCAGCGCCGCTTGCCGTGGCAACTGGTCCGTCCGGTTGCGCAGGCTCCCGTCCGGGTTTACGCCTGTCGTCGCCATCCACGACGTGTCTTTCCAATCGCGGGCGCTTGGCGTCACCCACGAAGTAAATCCTCTGTCGGATGTGCGGCGCACCGACGCCCGCAGCGCACAGATCGAACGCCCCTGTGGCGTAACCCGATCCTTCCAGATCAGATTGTACAAGGTCGATCCAACCGAGGCCGTCTTTTGACGCAACTTGCTCGCCAAAGACGACTGGAGGTTGACACTGCTGGATGAGGTGGAACCATGCTGGCCACAGGTGCCGCTCGTCAGTAAACCCTTTTCCTTTGCCTGCCGCGCTGAAAGGTTGGCAAGGGCAGGAGCCTGTCCAGACGGGCCGGTCGTCTGGCCATCCTGCTTGTCGCAGGGCATGGCTCCAGACTCCGATGCCTGCGAAGAAGTGGCATTGAGTGTATCCAGTAAGTTCAGTTGGCGTGACATCTTCGATGCTCCGTTCATCGACATCGCCATAGGCAATGTGGCCTTGTTTGATTATTTCCCGCAGCCATGCGGCAGCTTTAGGGTCGTTCTCGTTGTAATAGGCTGTCATACTGCGTTCCTCGCAGCTTGATTTGCAGACAAACTATCTATGATGATCTCATAGGGGTCGTCGGCAATCTCAAAGAGGCGATCCATATCACGCTCATATTCTGAGACTTGTGTCTTAGACAGCCGAGGACGATAGTCAGCCCCGCTCGTGTCAGGGTGGATTCCGTCGCCGAGGAGTGCAACCCATCTGTCGGCAATCTGTTTGGCTTCATGTTCGTGCGTCATTGTCTGTCCCTCGTGTTGCCGGCAGTTCCGTCCGCCGATGAGTGATATCTATCCGATATCATTTTATTTGTAAAACCCAAACGCAAACTTTTTTTCAAAAAAAATGCAATCATTTACAAGATCAATCGCTTAGATATCCACAACCTGCATGAATCCCGCGAGATATCAGTTCGATATCGCATCAAAGCGGGGCCAGGAATGAACTACAAGCCTATCTACATCCGGTTGAACACATCAACTGTCGAAAGTCTCAAGCACCACGTCGAGAAGGGGCCGCATCGGTCGATGGCTGCGTTCATCGAGGACGCTTTGCGGCGTCGCTTTGCGGAGATCAATGCACAGCAGCAGCCGGTCGATCGGTTGCGTCAGGCAGCGGAGCGGACGAGATGACGACACTTGCATCAATTGTGTTGGGCCTGCTGGTGTTCCCGCTGATTGTCGTCAACGTGCTTTGCGTCGCAGTGTTTTGGTGTACGCGTCAAGAGATCGGGAGGCTATTTGATGTGGATCGTTGGCATTGATCCTGGGGCATCAGGCGCTCTAGCCTTTTTCGATCACGAGACAGGCAACCTTGAAATCCATGACATGCCGGTCCTTGTCGTCAAACGCAACGGCAAGCTGAAGCGTGAGGTTTCAACGCCGATCGTGGCCGGCCTGCTGCGCAGGTACGAGCCGACGCATGCCTATCTAGAACTGGTCGGCGCTCGACCGGGGCAAGGCGTCTCGTCAATGTATCAGTTCGGGCGGACGGTCGGCATGCTGGAAGGCTGCCTGGGCGCATTGATGGTGCCGACCACGTTGGTTGCGCCGCAACGCTGGCAGAAATTCACCGGCACGCGAGGCGGCAAAGGCGGTGCAAGGCTGCGAGCAGCCGAACTCTATCCCGCCTATGCGACATTTTTTGCGCGGGCAAAGGATGATGGGCGTGCGGATGCTGCGCTGATCGCTTGGTGGGGCTGCACGAAATAAAGGTTTGCCGGGCGACCGGCTACGGTCTCGCTGGTAATCAACGGCGAGGGCCATCTGTCGATGGCTGAGATCAACCGGCCTCCCTGCCTCTGATCTCGTTTGATTGTCTCCCCTCGACTTGACCGGCACTGCGGTGCCGGTCCTTTTCGGGGTCAACTTAAAACTGTGAAAGGTTAACAGTATGTCAGTTCTAGGTCTTAGCAATAGCGGCGGTGGCGGCAAGTATATCCGGTTTATGCCAAGCATGAACGCCTGGGTGGTCAATAAAGAGGAAATCGAACTCAAGCAGTTCGTCGTCGATCATGAATCGGTCAAGTCCGGCTGGGGTTTGATGGCAGAGGGCCAAGCGCCGCAGTGGATTTGGGATGAGCGCCTCGGCGTCAGCGGCAAGAGGCCCGATGGTGAGTATCGTCGCGGGTTCTCGATCACGCTGTTCTTGAAAGACATTGGCGTTGTCGAGTGGTCGTCCACCGGCACGGGCCCAGTCATGGGGTTCGAAAGTGTGTTCGAGGAGATCTGGAACGCCAAAGACAAGCACGCAGGCAAGGTGCCGGTGGTGAAGTACGCCGGCAGCGAGGCCATCAAGGTCGGCAAGGGCAACACCCGTAAGCCGAAATTCGAGGTCGTCAAGTGGGTTGATCGCTCGTCGATCGAGTGGGACGAGGCACCGGCTGAAGCACAGGCTGCGGCGCAGGACGATATCGAAAGCGACGACTTCTAACAATAAAAGAGGGTAGGCAATCAAGCCTACCCTCAAATCGTCGGGGGACATAGTGTCATACTTGGAACCATTGCTACGAGCCGCGAAACAATATTGGGGCAAACCCAATGAGCGGTTAAGCACAGATAAGCAGATCCGCTACGGCCAGCACGGCAGCAAGGCGATCGACCTGGAGAAGGAAATCTGGTTCGACCACGAACTGGACAAGGGCGGTGGCTTGGCTGACCTGATCCGCATGCAGGAGCCGGACGTTAGCGTCGTCGATCGAATGGCAGAGTTCGGCCTGCCCAAGACAGGCGAGCGGACAGAGACTGCATACAATTACACGGACGCTGACGGCGTGGTGCGCTATCAGGTTGTTCGCATCGACAGCCACGACGGCAAGACATACCGGCAGCGGCAGATCGCTGACGACGGCAAACCCATATACAGCATGGCAGGCGTCACTGCGCTGCCGTACCGGTTGCCCGATATTCTTAACAGCACCGGCCCAATATTTATATGCGAAGGCGAAAAGACTGCCGATGCAGTGGCGAGCCTGGGGCTGGTGGCGACGACAGCGCATGGCGGTGCCGGTCGATGGTGGCCGAGCCTGTCCGACTACTTTCGCAGCCGGCCTGTCATCATCCTGCCGGACAATGACGAGCCTGGCGAAAGGCATGCAAGGATAGTGGCCGATGCACTCACCGGCACGGCACGCTCGATCAGGGTGCTGCGGTTGCCTGACCTGCCGCGCAAGGGCGATGCCGTCGATTGGGTTATCATGGGCGGCACGAAAGCTAAGCTGGTCGAACTGGCCAGATCTTGTCCATATTATGACCCGTTGCAGCAGCCGGAGGTCAAGCCGGAGCCGGTGGATCTGGTCGAGGCGGCGCAGAACACGGTAGATCGCCCGCGTATATCCCTGACAGCGTGGGCCGACATCGAGGACATAGAGGTAGCCTGGACGATCGACAAGCTGTTGCCGGCCGGTGGATTGGTCGGCATGTACGGCAGGCCGGGGTCATACAAGAGTTTCGTGGCTCTCTATCTGTCGGCGATGGTCGCCACCGGGCAGGACGCGTTCGGACGATCGACGGTGGCCGGCCCGGTCGTCTACATCATGGGCGAAGGCGGCAGCGGGCTGAAGCCCAGGCTGGATGCTCTGGCCCGGCATTACGGGATCGACGAGCCGCCGGTCTATTTCCTGCGCTCGCAATTGGACCTGCGATCGACCGAGGACGATGCGATTGCATTGGTGCAGGCTGTCGGCGCTCTAAACGTCAAGCCGACAATGCTGGTCATCGACACCCTCAACCGAGCATTCGCCGGCGGGGATGAGAACACGTCGGAGGCCATGGGTAGCTTCATCAGCCGGTGCGGCCTGATACAGGACCAGCTTGGCTGCGCCGTCATGGTTGTGCATCACGCCGGCAAGAACGAGGCGGCAGGATCCAGAGGCCATAGTTCATGGCTAGGTGCGCTCGATGCAGAGTATGAACTGACCAAGATCAGCGACGAGGACAGCCCGAACAGGATCGGCAAGCTGGCTGTCACCAAGATGAAGGACGGCGAGGACGGCTTCGACATCGGCTACAAGATG